TTTTTTATCAGAGCAACAGTAACCCCAGACGACAGTGGCACCTTTGTGCAAACAGCAGTGGATTTATCATCCTATGTTAACGCACTAGGAAAGTCCATCCTAAAGATTAGAGCAATCGAAGGAGAATGGTGCCAAGGACCTACCGGGGCTATTCCTAACGGAGCTCCAGCATTAGACCCGGGTACTAGCGCAGAAGCAGTTTGGCAATTAACAACTCAATCTAACACTGGACTTGTTAGTCTAGATGACAGAACAACCATCGCTAAAGGTATGCTATGGTGTCACAATCAAGACGGTGCTGCAGGTTCAGTTCCTAGTAACGTCTACAATGATTCTCATCTACCTCAACACTATTCAGACGGTTTTCTTGTAGCAGTTGAAGAAATCTATCTAGGCGGTCTTTGTGGTGCCAATTGGGCAGCAACTTCAAACATGACTTTTAACGTAGTCTTAGAATGTGAAGTTATGACACTTACTCAGTCTGCAGCTATGGCATTGGCACTCTCTCAACAGTGAAGGTGATTACAATCACTCCCGAACAACAGAAAAGGCTAGGGAAATTGCTCTCTCTTGGAGTCCCTTTAGTAGTTGCTTTACCTATTGCTATGGCGGAACCCGAGGAAGTTCTAGCTGAAGTTAATCGAGCAAACAAGGTTCTCTCAGTACCGGGTAATATATTGGCTAATCCAGCAAAGGCAAAACGCAAGGCATCAGCATATTCTCGCAAATACAAAACAGCGTTCAAGCAGGTTTCAGGCCGATTCAAAAACAAGAATGGTACTTGGAGAAAAGGCGGATTCAAAGCAGCTGTTAAAGCAGCTCACAAGAAGGTGAAGAAATGAAGCGTACTGGCCGTAGTGTATATCTAAGCGGTGCTGTATCATTCGCAACCGCTGATGCTGTTGCTACAGATGGCGGTGGTAATGTATGTTATTTTCAAAACATTTTGGTCGATGAGAGAAGAGGTTACGCATACAAAGTAACATTCTTGTCAGCGTTTCCAAATGCTAGTCAAGCTACAGGTGCAGGAAATGTACCATTTGCATTACAATCTTTCTCCCGAAGAGAGCTTCTGCGAATGTCCAATGCTGAATTGAAATTATATTGTGGTAGAAATACTGCAGTCGGCACAAGTGGATTTATTGCAGCACAAAATAGAACAATTGGAATCTATGCAAATTCAGTACCGGAGAAAGCCTTTGAAGGAGTTAACTATCAAAATCAGTATGTCATTAAAGGTGATGCAATGGCAACACAATCATTGAGTTTGTGTGTTGATATGGAATTACTTGGACAATCAGCTAGTTCCGCAACTTACTACATAGAATTAGAAGAATACGAAGTTACATCCGACGAAGAAATCCTATTGATTCTGTCAGAACGTGCGGGCGATGCAGCAGGGTTGGCTGACTAATGTCTGCAGTATTAGTCCTAGTTAAGATTCTCAAAGAACTGAGGGAGATAAAGAAATGTCTCAAGGACTTGAAGCAATAGCACCAATAGACAAACAACAGAACGAGCGTATTGTTTGGTGTGAGAGATTACTCTACCTTATCGTCCTTCTTCAATTTCCACAACTCGCATCCTTAGCGATGTGAGAAGATTAGTATCGATAACGTTACGATAATGTAACATCCCCAACAATTGTTGAGTTGGAATAGAGCTAACATCAAACTCTTGGTTAAGTTTCTCGTTTATCGCATGACATACCCACCTTGAACGGGATTGTTTGTAGCTAAGTTCTTGGTCAAGCCGAAGCTTCAAAGAATTAGGCACAGCAATTGACAATGCGACGCTTGGGTCAGTAGACCTTGGCCTACTCATTCTTCTTCACCTCGATGCATTTTTACTAAATGTGCTAACGCATCTAATTCCATTATTGTCAATTTTGATAATGCATAATCAAATTGTGATTGCATATCGCCTAAAGTTACCAGACAAATCATCAAAGAACCCCCTTAATTTGTAATTCTGCAATCTCATCAGTATAATTTATTAAATCATATACCATCATAAGATAATGATGTTTAGTAAAATGACCTTTAGTATGTGTAGTTACTAAATTATTCTCAATTTTACCCCTAATTTGGCATAATAAATCGCTGATTCTGTCCCAATCTCTGTTGTCCATGTATGTCGTAGATGGCGTTTCCTTATAGTTTCATTGGTAATGAATGTAGAATAAACTTAGTTTAGCCGCTAGGTGTTGCGATTTCAGTAGAAAATCCCTAGCGCAGAGCATAGCCGTATAGCGAGGAAGTGTAGGAGAAGTATAATAAACCTGAGCCTATCATAATAGGGTATGGCTAAACAAGAGTCTTTTTTTATCAGAGCAACAGTAACCCCAGACGACAGTGGCACCTTTGTGCAAACAGCAGTGGATTTATCATCCTATGTTAACGCACTAGGAAAGTCCATCCTAAAGATTAGAGCAATCGAAGGA